TCACCAGTAATGTTCTGCACATCCAGTTCCATTGTTTCTTCAGAACCGAATGAGTTATTAACATTATTATACCAAGTATGTGGCCTCCATTCATTCTTCTCAATCTCTTCTACGAGATAGTCACACAGATTGGCAGGAATGATACCCTTCTCTACATGAATCAAGTCACGCAGTTGAGTATCATATTTGTTCATTGCGATCATTTGCGGTGATACAGTCATTTTACTACCTCCAGTGGTCTTGCTTGTTCACATTTACGACAGAAATCTTTTTGAAACCTCAACTTTTGAGTTTCGTATGCTTCAGAACTCAAAAGTTCTTTGAGTGGTGTATCGTTTATATTGCCACAACTATACTCTTGATGGAAGTCATGGCAGCAATAGAATACATTTCCTTTGACACCAAAGTATAAGTTATCAAAGTATCCAGCAGTGCATTTAATTGGGTTATCACCCCAATCAATCGTTCTACTATCTAGGGACTGTGTTTCACACTCTGCACCATCAAGTGTGCCAGCCCTATCAATCAATCCAGTCATACTAAAGTTGATACCAGGAGGACATCTTTGGAACTTTTGATATACCTTCATAAACTCTTCTTTATGACTTGCACTACCATCACCATTCACAATTACGGTGATGGGAAAGTTCAGTCTCTGTGAGTTCTCAAACAGATACATCAACTGGTAATACATTCGATACATCACAGCAGTAGATGAACCTGTAATGTCCTTCCATTTCTTCTCATCCATCGTAGGAATGTTGAGACGGAACTGTTTAATTCTTTGTGGATTCTCAATCAACCAATCAGTCAACTCAGTTGTTACCATGCTGCCATTAGAGATATGTTCATAATTAAATCCCATATCAGTCATTAACTGCAACTTCTCCTTAAATGTATCATCAAGGTTCGGTTCGTTATATGTGGCAAATGAAACATCATTCAGTTCCCATGGCGTATAAACAGAACGAATTTCTGTAAGAATCTTACGAAATTGTTCCAGGGTCATGCACTCCTTCGGTGCAGGTTTATCATAGGCATTAGGACAAAACCAACACTTATAGTTGCAATGAGTGTTATTTTCTATCTGTGCAATTCTATAATTAAACCCGTGAAAGTCTGGCAGAGGCCGTGCTAGTGCAGAGGTCATACGCAGCGATCTAGTGGAAGATAAGTCAGTGAATTAATGTCACCAAGACTACCCTTCACCCAAGTATTAAACGACAAACTAATACGTTCTGTGTCTGATTGGTTTGCAGGGACACTGTGAGTCAGATTACTTGGAAAGATAATCAGCTCTCCCATCTTCATTGGCAGCAAGAATGTTGCACTATTGAAGTTGTTATACTTATCGTTAGACAGACTAATGTCCCGTTGTGCTCTGCTACGGAACTGAATTGGTGGCAGTTGTTCATTGATAACAGGATACCATACACCACTAATCATACTATTAGGGTGTACATGTTCGTGATGAGATTCACCCTTCTTAGACTTATTAATCCAGGATTGAGTAATCACCACCTCATCTTTAGAGCACATGATTTCTCGTGCAAACTTAAAGATCTTGGACTTGATGAACTCTCTGATATTAGAAAGTTCTGGTTTATCTAATACAAACGTGTCCTCAGATTGTCGATTGTAGTGAATCTTACTACCTACATCTCCACCCTTGTTCTCTCTACGACAGGGAAGATTCCGAATATATTCTAACTCCTTATCATATGGCACAGGATATTGTGCAATAAGAACTGGTGTTGGAAATAACGAAAGCAATTCGTCTTGTGCCATTCTATAGAGTCATTTGATATAGATTATATATGAAGCCCATATAGATGTCAATGTAACAGGCCGGCCCTATAAAGTGTCCCTGTAGTGTAGTCAACACTAGATCGCATGTCTGATCGCCCCGAAGTTCTTCTGTCTCGTGCAGATTACTGGGAAGACATCAAAGTCCGTTGGCAGATCCACGAATACGAAACAAAACGTCTTCGCACGGATCTGGCACTGGTAGCAAACGCTCTCACTGATAGTGCATACTATACAGTGACTGCACAATAACTATTCTGGAGGGTAACACCCTCTTTTTTTATTATGACAACATCTGAAAAACTAATCTTTATTGCATCCTTCATGTGGATGATGCAGTGGGGAACTCGTGTCACTTCGGTTGCAATCAATGCTCTATCTTGAGACTACTGGTTACAAGTATAGCCGCAAGCGGTGTGAAGACATTGTGATGTGGTTTGTTGCAAAGTATTTACCACGTCACAAAATTGACATCAGAATAAATCATCGTGGATTGAAACGAGAATGTGTATTAGGTTGGTGTTCTGTTATTGATAGTAACAGCAGGCCCAGAGATTTTGAGATTGAATTGCAAAATGGTATGGATATATGTTCATACGCTGAGACACTCCTGCACGAACTGTGGCACGTCTATCAACACGTCAAAGGGAATCTTAAAGATAAACGTGGCAAACGTCTCTGGAAGGGCATAGATCACACGGAGACAGACTATTCTGATCAACCTTGGGAGATTGAAGCACTTCAAATGGAATCCAAGTTGCTTAAAGAATACTTGACAAGTTCAAAAAATCGAGTATAATCAACTCTGTCAGGGTTGATAAAAATTGGCTTTATATGAAATCTGTAGAGAGAAGTAGATACAACGGTAAGATTCCTTTTGAAACTAGGACTCTTACCTTTGAACCATTTCAGTATTCTGAGATTGAAATGGTGATGGGATTGATTGCAGAGAATCTCTCACCAGATCTTATTACAAAAAAATATCGAAAGGAGAATGAGCACAATCCAATGTTTGGACACTGTTATCATTCTAGTCAAGCATTATATTATCTTATCGATACTGATGTGTTGCAACCGATGAGTGCTATTGATTATCATGATTGTACTCACTGGTGGCTTGAAGACACGAGCTGCAACAAAATTTATGATGTAACCTCTAATCAATATTACTACGTTGGACAAATTCCTCCATATGAAGCAGGAAAGAAGAAAAAATGGTACGGTTGGAAGCAACGTCCACATCAAAGATCACTTAATCTTATGATTCGTGTTCTGGGAGACAGACTCATCGAAGACAGGGTTGACAAATTAGAGCCGGCCTTGTAAAGTGTATGGGTAATGTACAGTTCTAAGGTTGCTGAACTATGACTACATCTTTTCAAGATACAATTTTGGGATTTGATCCCATTTCTGCAGACGTTGATGTTTTTCAAATTGACATCACTCCACAGATGGCTCAATACATTCTTATTCATCACAATAAGGATAACCGAAAGGTGACTAACTCTCAGGTCAATAAGATCGCAAAGAGCATCCGTACTGACGGATGGCTGAGGGATGGTCAACCACTCACCTTCAACATTGAAGGAAACATCACAGAGGGACAACACCGCCTACACGCAATCGTTTCAGAAGATGTTACTGTTCCGATGATTGTTGTGCTTGGTGTGCAACTTGATTGCTTCACCAACGTGGCAGCTGCAAAACCCCGTCGTCCTGAGGATGAGATTCAGCGTAAGGACAAGTCAGCAAAGCCTGCTGAAGTCAGTACGCTTCGTCAACTTCTTAAGCGTCGTCAAGGTGCTCAACTCTCCATGAAGAACGCTATCACTCAGTGGGAATTTTGGAGAGCAGATGTTCGTGAAGGACTTGATCTTGTGGATGGATTCTTTGACGAAGTAAGTCAATTTGATCCCTGGAAGCGCACATTTTCTGCATGGGCTGCACTGATGATCTCTATCGGAGAGCGTGAAGGTGCTGAGAACTTCTTGGACATGCTCGCAGATCAGATTCTTCGTGATCCTCCGCACTGCAAGCTTGCAGTTGGATTCCAAGATTTCCTGATGGATGGATTCTTTGTCTACGGTAGTAATGTAGGTCGCACAGATATTATCTTTATGCTGCTTTGTGTTGCTGCTGATCGTGTGCTCAAGAAGCCAAATGGTGAGATTGAACTCAACATCAAACCTGATCAGTTGAATCACACTAACTTGAAGAACTCTGGAGTTTATCGTAAATTCCTGGAGAATGTTGATAACATTCAGGCATCTCCCCTGCCCTTCAAGTGATATAATTAAGGAGTCTTCGGACTCCTTTTTTATAGCCGGCCCTTTAAACTGTTTTATTACTGTGCAAACAAATTCAATGAAGACCGAGTTCATCTGCGTCAAACCAAAGTCTAAGAAAGCAAAGAATCGTTTTGCGAATGAGATGGACTTGCTACACTCTTGCCGCATTGAGAAGCGAGACGATGGAAAAGTTTTTCTTTCATCTATCTCTGGACGCTACTTTTTCTGGATGAATGAGAGTGCAGACGATCACTGGGAAGTGATTAAATAGTAAAACTAAACGCATTGTTCCTATGAAAGATCAGAACACTATCCCTGATGGTGAAACTAAACAAGATAAGTGGAATCGAGGTCTTGACATCTTCATTGAATCTGTTATTGAACCAGATCCAGCACTCAGAGCTTGTGCTCATAATCAAAAGTGCTATCATGAACTGATGGATGTTCGGGAAGATGTTCTTAAATATCTCAAAACTCTGAGGTGGAATGGATAAAACTCAAGAGATAATTGTTAGAACACAATTAGACAACATAGCCAAAATTACTAATGGTAAATGGTGTCGAGTAGAAACCCTCAATTCTAGAGGAGAAAGAACAACAAAGTTTGTTGTTGAATTTACCACCCCCGAATCAAACAATGATCATTGATTATGATTACAAGCAGGTAGAAGTTCCACAAGAAATTGTAGAATACTGTGATGTTTTCACATACTATGCAGATCGTGATAATCTGCGTTACATTGATTGCGTTTACATGCACATGGGTTATTATGGGAACAACATAGACCATTTGTATAAATTACGTTACAACATTGTTCCTGTCTTTAATTAAATGAAAGAGTTTGATTATGAACTTGATTACAAGGCACTTGACTTCACAGATGCAGAGACTCGCAAACTTTATCGCATTGGAAGGGGGGAACAAGGAGTGTTATTGGTACGGCCTTACACTCACGACATTTGTGCTCATTGGCGATTTCGGGATGTAGAAACTGCTCAAAAGTCTTCATCTAAAATCTATTCAATGTTCTTAGATTACATGAAGAATGAAGACTTTATCGGCATGGACATGTGCCGTAAGTTTTTAGAGATGGGATTTACAAGAGCAAGACGTTATGCAAATCACAAAAGTGGCAGAAAATATGTTACTCGTCCCCCGTACTATCACACTGGTGATCGTGGAGGTGTCGCGGTATTACCGCAAGAGTCTGATGCACTTACTAGCGAAAAAGCAAAAGCAGCAGCAGTATTCAAGACAGTAAGAGATAAAGCTGCATATGACTCAAAGTATGTTACAATGAGGAAAGAATGGAGATCCCAGGAATGACAAATCCCATAGCATATGTCAAAAATACTAGAGAGTCTTGGTCAAGATCTCTTGAAAAAAATATTAGAGAAGTTCAAGTACAATTTAAGGATGAGAACCCTGCATGGATTCCATATGAAACTCTTCTTGCAATAGAAAGCAAGTTCTGTGATTAAATATATACATTACGTCATCGGAGTTTAATTATGGCGAAACAATTTGTTAGTTCAAAGGGTGAGATGTGGGAGTGGGATCAAACTCCTGAAGCTGCAGCAGCGATTGCAAAATTGCATGAAAGAATTCAGCAGCAAAAGATGAAAGAACATGACGACAAGTACAATTACGACACCAGCGGAAAATGAAAGAACCATTAACACCAGAAGAAGTTCAAGCAGCATCTGATCTATTCTTCCCCCTATTTGACATTGTAAATAGTCAAATGCCAGAGGATGCAACAATTACAGACACTCTTGATGTAATGGAGTCTGTTTGTAAGCTTGCACATCAATCACGCGAAAGGGGTGGGTCTGCTAATCTACCATTTGGTTTTAATAAGAAAGATAGTGAAGAATCGGAAAGTGAGGAATAAATAGTTAAACTCTCTTAACATTAATATCATGGAGGAACTAAGCACAAAGAAAGCAGCAAAGAAAATTATTAAAAGAGCGAAGAAGCATCCTGAGTATTATACTCCGGAAGAAGTATATTATGCTAAGTTGATTAAGAAAACTTGTAAGAAAAAGAAAAATCCTTGTAATGACTAAAGTATTGAGCATTGACCTTGACTACATCATGGGTCCTACGATTGAAACTTATCAACATAAAGTGGATGGCCCTAATCCCTCAGCGGGTTGGGCCAATTTTTATGACAGCACTGATTTTAAGGAGAATCAGTTCTTTATTGATCAAGGTAATTTAATCTATTGCTACAATACTTTTTTGAAAGCTCTGAGTGAGAGTGATAACCCCAAAGTTCTCTTTGGATATGATCATGATGCAATTCTATATTTGATTGGTAACGAAAAGAATATTGATATAGTCAATATTGATCACCATGATGATGTTTTGCATGGTGAGTTTTTAGAGGAAACTCCTGATTATATGAAAGACGATGTTGATCATCATCTTTTGGAAAGAGAGATTGAATATATTAAAAGACATCACCAAGTTAATGAAGGTAACTGGGGTGCATGGTTAGAACTTTCTGGTAGGTTAGATTCATTTACCTGGATTCATAGTGAGCACAGTGGAAACATCGATAGAAACTCTTTTACTAGAAAGTTTCTTGGAGATAAATTCTCAAATCATGTAAGACAAGATTGGGAGTTTGATGACTATGAATTTGATCACATCTTTGTTTGTCTGTCTCCACTGTATGTTCCAAAAACACACTGGCATTACTTCACAATGTTTGTGATAGCTTACGAAGAGTTCTGTGATGAAGATGCTACAATCGTATCTGATAGAAAATTTGAATGGTTGTTCAATAATATGAACACTCATGAGACTATTATCCAGCAAAAAAATATATTTTGAATTGTTGCCCGATCCCAAAGAAAAGATTAAATTTATAACTAATTGGGAAATGACATGTTAGAATGTCAAGACATCCGGAGGTTGCCCTCATGACCCTGCCTAGAAACAAAAAAATCGAACACGAGCATATCGAATCGATGAAAATCGCAGTAGAACAGGCAGGAATTGTGGCAATTCATCCCGAAAAAATGGAAGAATTTGCTGAGTATCTAGTACAAAAGGCAAGGACACAAGAATAACTGGCATAAGACTGCTTTACAAGCAGTCTTTTTTAATATAAATTGGCCCCATACAAAAACAATACTATGAAACTCCAAGCAGTTTTACTTTCAGCACTTTTTCTCAGCACACCGGCTTTCGCTGGTGGTCCGCGTGTTGGGCATCGTCAAACTCACTTTGAGGAGTATTGTTATAAGAATGTAGAAAAATATGTTCCAGGATACTATAATGAATTTGGTCAATATGTTGGCGGATATGTAAAAAACGAACGCAAGAGGATTTCATGTGGAAGAAGATATTATATGCCTAAGACTTCTCCTGATTCTTTCCCTAGATATGAAGAAGAATATCCCAACACAGGTAATGTGGATAATAATTCCTGTATAGAAGGTTCTATTCTTGGTGGTATTCTTGGAGGTGGTGCTGGTGCAGCTGCATCCCGTGGTGATGGTCGCCTGTGGGCTATCCCGCTTGGTATTGTTGGCGGTGCCATGGTTGGATGTCAAGTTGATGGAGGTTGAAGGCCGGCCCTCTAAAGCGTCTTCATAATGTAATCACACATCATCATGGCAACCCGCTCACGAATCGGCATTCAACTTTCAGACGACAGTATTCTTTCTGTCTATCACCACTGGGACGGTTATCCTTCCTGGTTGGGTCGTATTCTGAACACACATTACAACTCACGATCTAAAGTTGAAGAGCTGATTGACGGTGGTGATATGTCAGTCTGCTGGACTGATGACTGCTTCCGCAAATCTGACGGAAGACTTGAGAAGAAAGCAGAATATGGTCCTCAATACTATTCTGAGCGTGGTGAGGATTGCCCTCCCCGTTTAGATAGCAGTGTCGTTGAATATCTTGACAAAGATAATAATGAAGAGTATGCTTATGTTTATACTCGTGATAGTGAGTGGAAATGTTTCGACATGAACGCATTTGACTACAGAAAATCACCTGAACTTACTGAGATTCCTGCTGGAGCATTGATGGTATGATTAACTACAATGAAGATCGAAAAGATTTGCAAGTTGAGCGATGGATTGATGATTTCATTGCAGAATGCGAAGTTGAAGCAGCAAAGCTAGAAGTTACAGTTGACTACTACATTGCTGAGTTCATTTAATTATGTTAAACTATGGAGGTAATCTACCGAGGCCAATGACTCAAAAATTTCTCTACATTGTGGATCATTTTATTCCCTTTCCCCAATCTGAATATGGTGGACTTTGGAATGTCGTTGCAGAACATGATGATGAGTGTTTTGATCTGATTGCAGATGGAGATGATGGATTGAATCAACAGTATTACAATCGTCTCCGTGAAAATATCAGTAAAGCACCGACATTTGCACTAACAAACGAACATGAATCCTGCATTGTTGAAGAGTTTACAACATGATTGAACTTCCACCTGATTTTATTCATGAACCACCAAAAGGCTTCTCTTATGAAGTTACGGAGCATCGAAAAAATATGCTTGCTATTTGGATTCTCAACCATGGCATGTTCTCTTATACTGACACACCACCTCGGTCAATCTGGGGTTTCTACAGTAGAACAAAGAGATGCTATCATGCGCCTATTAACTCCACCAAGCACGGAGATAAGGTAGACATTTCTAATACTAGGCCTTATACTGCAATGCAACTTAAACTCACACCATTGGAGGCAGCATTTGCATGAAATATATCCCACAAGTTGATGACTATGTAAAGTGGAAAGGCCATCAGGGATGGGTATATTTTAAGTGTGATGAATCTATCAGTATTGAGATAGGTGTCAAAGATAAAAAATGTTGTCTTGGCACACGACACAAGAAAGATCATATTCTGCTTGTATGCTATAGTTTTCAGTGGGATGAACTAGAATATGTTAAAAATAGACGAGACAATAACGTTGACGAATATAAATCACAAGAAGGAAGATATATTGACCCATAGTATGAACTACAATACATAAGAAAAAAACTTCATGTCAAAGCGAATCGATTTATTTCCAGTCTCATACTACAGGGGAGCTGTGGAGGATAATGCCAAGTTAAAAGATCTTATTCTCCCCATTGTTGAGAGAACTGTCAAGGAGTGCGAAACTCCTGAAGGATGGTTGACAACAAATATTACAACTTCATTCTGTAATGAAAAGATTAGTAGTGAATTGGCAAACTTGACAGAGGTTAAACGTCAATATTTTAATGTGATCAAAGGATTTTTTGATGACAAGTTTAGACTTGAAATTGATGACATATGGTATAATAGTTACACAGATGGAGAATATCAAGAAGCACATAATCATTGTGGAGATGCACTAGCACCAACACATTTTGCATGTGTTCACTTTCTTTCTTTCAATCCTAAGATTCATTCTCCTCTGACTTTTATTGATCCGATGGATACACTTAGACATCTTTCAATAAATATGAAGACTGAAGAATATAGTGATAGACACAATCCACGGGTAAAGGAGGGTAGTTTAGTCATGTTCCCAGCTTATTTGAAACATGAGGTAAAATCTTATCCATCACACCCAGATGAACCTAGAATTACAGTTTCTTTCAATATTACAGTTACCGAATATGCAGGATTAGATGACGAAGATGATTAAAGTTTTTGATAATTTTCTGTCAGAGGCAGAGCAAAAAGGTGTCCTTGATTATTGTGAAAACAAGGCAAAGTATGGATATGGTGAATCTGATGATGGAACAACTCCTCCATGTGGTGTAACTCACGACATTCATAAAAATAGTCAATTATTTAAGTTTTTAGAGGAAAAGATAAGACCATTGGCACCCGAAGGTGTTCCTCTATACAGAATGTATATCAACTGTTTTGCACCTGGAGAAGTTCCTTATTTTCATACAGATGGTGATGATGGTGTAACTTTTTTATATTATCCTCAATTTAATTGGAAACCAAATGATGGTGGAGAGACACAACTGTATGTCAATGGAAATATTCAAGGTATAGTTCCTGTTCCAAATAGGTTGATGGCTTTCGATGCTACGATCTTACATAGAGCAACATCTTTTAGAGATCGATGGAGATTCACCATTGCTATTAAGTTTGAAGATGGTTGCGACGATGACGACGATTGTGATGATGATTGCGATTAAATTTTGGAAGATATGGAAGTATTCACTGGGTAGTTTCAGTGATGACAAAACAAAACCTTATGACAATTATGTTGCTATTATTCGTAGCATCATATTTGTAAGTTTACTTACAACTAACACTTTTATTGTATCTGGAGTAATTCGACACTGGAATGATGTACCAAGTGAAGTATCTAAAACCCAAGAAAAAGGGTTATGCACAACACACAGCAACTTTCCTTAAAATTGATGATGCTATTTTCTGGGAAACTATCAAGACAAAGGAGGGATGCAAAGACTTTCAAATCTTAGTTAAGTAAGCCGGCCCTCTAAATTGTCTCACTAATGTAATAACAAATCTGATGGATCACTACCTCACTGAGCAACAAGTTGAAGAATTGGTCAATTTTGATCACATCTATGAGGATCTTACAGATCTGATTGAAGACGAACAAAAATTTGACATGAATGAGTACCTCAAATCCAACATTGATTATTGATATGAAATCATCTGAAATCCTATACCAGCTTCAAGATCTGCGTGAAATCTGGCGTAAGCAATCGTTTACTTTCACTAATGATCAACAAAAGCGATATGATCAACTCAAAGAGATGAGGTCTGAAAGAATCAAATACATGTATGAGAATAACATGGTTTACAAATCTGGAGCATCTAAATAAAAGGAGGTAAGTTCTTTTCTCAGATGAAAACTTTTCAGGAGTTCATTACTGAAGTATATGATAAAGAAGTCCAAGGACGTTCTCAAATTAGGAGAACTGGCGAGGGTGGAAGGATCGGTGCTGATCGTAAGAAAACAGCACCTGAGAAAAGAAGGATGAAAGCTGTTGGCGGGGGCAAGATGGTCCCCGCTAAGGATTACAAACCAAGAAAAGATATTGGTCAACAGCGTCAAAGATCTGAGAGAGAACAACAACCAACACAAGATAGAGGTTCTGCTAGAGAGAAGCAATTAGCAGCAGCAAAAGCTGAAAGAAAGAGAGCAGCACAAGCAAGAGCAGCAGCAAGAAAGTCTGGTGGAACAGCATCAACAACTAAGACAACATCTAAGGATGCTGAGAAACAAGCAACCAAATTGCTTTCTAAAAAGTCAGCAAAGAAACCAGTAAATCCTAATTATAAACCACAGAAAGCAAGTGGTTACAGTAGAGAAGAAAGAAGACAAATTCGTAGACAGGGTGAGAAACTCCGTCGCCATTTAGTGAAAGGAATTAACAAACCTGCGAAGGAATACGAACCCAGATAGAGGCCGGCCCTTCAAAGCGTTGCCATAGTGTAAGCGTCCTCAGCACCCTTTACAATCGCCTGTAAGGGTGTTATTATATTATTCAGGTATCAAACCACCCTCTGTGACTATTACCCTCCGTCCGCATCAAGATCGCATCATCAATCGCATGTGTGATTATGACAAAGGTCAGATCATTGTGCCGACTGGTGGTGGTAAAACACTGACAATGATTGTTGATACTCAGCGTCGTCATGATGCTGTCAACAATGGAACCACCACAGTTGTTGTTGCTCCGCGTATTCTTTTGGCAGAGCAGCTGTGCAGTGAGTTTCTTGAAGTTGTTGATACTGTCAACACTCATATCATGCACGTTCATAGTGGTGAGACTCAGCATTTCAGCACCACTAAAGCAGATCAGATCCACATTTTTGCTGGTGTTGCAAGAACTGCCGGTGAGAATGTTATCATCTTCACCACATATCACTCGCTTCATCGTGTGATGGAGGCAGATATTGAGGTAAATACTATTTACTTTGACGAGGCACATAATAGTGTGCAGCGTAACTTCTTTCCCGCAACTGAGTTCTTTTCTAATGATGCTGATCGTTGCTACTTTTACACTGCTACTCCTAAGCATAGTCTTACAATATCGAAACCAGGAATGAATGATCCTGCTGTTTATGGTCAGGTTCTTATCAATGTTCCTGCCCCTGAGCTTGTAGAACAAGGTTACATTCTTCCTCCCAAAGTTGTAGTCAAGCAACTGCCTATGATCAAAGGTCGTAAGGTAATGTATGCTGATGATTGTGACAACCTGATTGAAACTATCGATGACAACAACATCGACAAGACTTTGATTTGTGCTCGTACAACAAAGCAGATCATCAACCTTTTGACTCACTCTGAGTTCTGCAATGAGTTGCGGGAGCGTGGTTATTCGTGGATGACAATCACATCTAAGACCGGTGCAATCATTGATGGTAAGAAGGTCGATCGTGAAAAGTTCTTTGACACACTGAACACTTGGGGCAAAGATCCTGACAAAAAGTTTGTTGTTATCCATCACAGTATTCTCAGTGAGGGTATCAACGTCAGTGGTCTTGAAGCTGTTATCTTCATGCGTAACATGGACTACATTGGTATCAGTCAATCGATTGGCCGTGTGATTAGATTGGGCGGCAAGTCTAAGACCTTTGGTCTAGTTTGCATTCCAACTTATGACAGTGTAGGTATCGGCACTGCCCGTAAAGTTCAGGCAGTTGTTGATGTCGTGTTCAATCAAGGTCAACCCGCTATCAGTGAGATTCGTCGATGAAACTAACACAAACTAAAAGATCCATTCTAGATCCTAAACCTGTTGAGGAGGGATTTATGGTGGGAAAATATACAGACCCATTGTGTTATGCTGCTGTACCGATTGCAGGTAGTAATACTAAACTAGCAGTGATATATCAAGGCAGAATTATCAAAGAGTGTCGCAATCGTCAATCAGCAGTTAATTTTATCAGCAAACATAGCAAAGGAAAGTCAGTCGCAAGACTCCCTGTCTAAAGCCGGCCCACTAAACTGTCCCTGTAGTATGAAGAACACCCACCTAGAACACCCCGAAGATACTATTCTCACGGGTGACCTTTCTATCCTTGATTGGTTTCTGACTGACAGCGATCTTTCACTCAAAATTGATGGTGCTCCTGCGATTGTGTGGGGCACTGATCCTGCAACTGGCACAGCTTTCGTAGGCACTAAAAGTGTTTTCAACAAAAAACTTATCAAAATCAATCACTCTCATGAAGAGATTGATGCTAATCATTCTGGCAATGTTGCTAACATATTGCATCATTGTTTCGATAACCTTCCTGATTTCAGTGGGATTATTCAGGGTGATTTTATTGGGTTTGGTGGTGACAATGCTTTTTGCCCCAATACGATTACTTATGTCTTTGATGAGATAATTCATCAAGACATAATCGTAGCACCACATACAATCTATGTGGCAGAAAATGACCTTCGTGATGCTGTTGCATCTCCGATGATTCTGTGTCCTAAGAGCACTGAGCACTGTCTGTTTGTTGCTCCTAAGTGTGATCAACTGGATGAGGATTGGTCTGGTATTGTTGCATTTGCCCGTCAAATGTCCACTCTCTGTGAGTTCATGGATGACAAGCAAGCTAAGCGAGTCAAGCAGCAACTTAATGCCTGTATTCGTGAGGGTTTTCCTGTTGATGACATCACACAAGATGCAATCGCAAATGATAATGGCATTGACGTGAATGTATTGCGTTTGTGGTCTCTTGTCAAGTCAATCAAGGATGATATGTTATTCACCTGTAGCAATGATGGTCCTGAAGCATTCATTGATGATGTAAACATTGATGGTGAGGGTTATGTTCGCACCAATGAGTTTGGTATGTTCAAACTCGTGAATCGTGAGTCTTTTAGTCATGCAAATTTTAACACGGCACGGGATTGGCAGCCGGCCCTCTAAAGCGTCACCATAGTATGAACACCACTGAAACCACCATGATCACACCGACCGAAATTGTTGACAAGCACACTAACACTTTGTGTGGCGTGTTGACTGATGATTTCACTCGTCGTCATCCTAACTCTGACCCCTACAAATTCTACATCGAAAGTGGTAGAAAGTATCACAAAATTGTGATGGAGACTGAATCTCAGTCTCGTAGTGTTCATGCTTTCGTTGATAAAAAGACTGGTGATGTTTACAAACCAGCATCATTCAAAGCACCTGCAAAGATTGTTCGTTACAATCTTCTGAGGATTGAGTCTCGCGAAGAATGTTTTGCCCGTGCAGATTGGGCGGGAGGTTATCTCTATGTTCGCTGATACTGATAGACAACTCCGCAAACTTTCTATCTACAAACCCATGCAATTCCGTGTCACACAGATTAACATTGACTTTGAAGATGATAACTTTGAGTTACCACCAACAGAGCAACAAGCAATCATCAATGATGTTATGTCTCTGACGTGGGAAGCATCAGACCCTGATGATCTTGTAGAAGAGATCACAAATGCCATCGGCTTCTGTATCAATTCCATTGACTATTCTCCTGTCTAAAATGACTAAAACACAAATTCTCAAAGTTATCAAGGAAACTGCTGCACCTCACAAACTTAATCGAGAGCAAAAGTTTCAAGTCTTTGCTAATGTCTGTGACAACATGTTAGCAGAGGGTAGGATAACACAAGAGCAACACATTCGCTGGACTAACATTTTCTGATCATGCTTTGGGAAGTTAAACTCTATCAAGGTGGCAAAGTTTTCACAGAAGAAGTTTATGCAAATGACTACCAAGATGCGAAGGAAACTGCACAAGCAAGAAATCCAACGGTAAAGATTGTCGGGTGCAATCCTATCATGAGAGAAACATCCTCATGGGACGATGATGATGACGATGATGATACAAACTCATCGCAATCTTCATCATGGAGTGGTGGCAGCGGAACAGATATAGGGGGCACGTTAGGATTAGTTGCCATCTTATTTGTCCTGTGGTTAATCGTTGAGTATTGGATGTTCATCATTCCAATCACACTTATAGCAGCAATTCTTTGGTATTGGGGAAACAAATAAACCAGATAGTAAAGGCCGGCCCTCTAAAGCGTCATCATAGTATGAACGAAACTCAAATGACTCTCACCGAACGCAATCAAAAGCTCTTTGAACTTCGCCACAAACTAGCAATGAAACGTGCCGAAATTAAAATGATTGAGCAAGAAATGTGTATGGTGAAAGATGTATATGAAAAGCAAAGATTTCAGGATACTCCACTTTTTGATGAAATGTTTGGAGGTTAAATGACATTACACCCAGCCACAGTTCAATTCTGTGTGTTTTTGATTTTATTGTTCATTATTCTTAATGAACTGAACCCACCGCCAGCTAACTAAAGCCGGCCCTCTAAACTGTCCCTCTAGTGTAACCACACTTCAAACCACTACCATGCAACTCACTTCAAAAAATGGCAATATGGTTGTTGACTTCTATCCCGTCAAATTTGCTGACGGTGAGATTCACAATCGTCTGATGCTCAAAGTTGTTACTTTCATAGGTGCAACTCAGTCTAAAAGTTACATCAACAAAAAAGATTTTCAACGTGAGGTTGATTCCCGTGTTGAGGGTTATGGTTATCAAGTAACCGACGAATCTATG